TGCTGCTGTAAAAATTTTATTTTCTTTGCCAATATTTCTATCAACATTTTTGATACTTAAACGATATTTTTTGTGGTATAATCTAGTGTAATTAGTCCAACAAAAAATAGTTATATCTGCTTTTGGAATAAAACTTTTAATTGCATGTTCATAGGCTGTACCTTCTGAACCAAACCCTAATATTTTAGCATTAAGTTTTTTAGCAAGTAACACACACCAAGATTTGTCGCTTTGATTCCAACAATAGGAGTCGCCACAAAAATTAATTGTTTGCATTTAGTAAGGATTGTTTTTTTCAAGTTCTTTAAGTAAATCGTCTAAATACCATTTAGCTTTCATTAAATCTTGTATTTGGGTATTTGTATCTTTACTTTTTAGATTATATCGAGTAACGTATTTAACTACATTTGCCTGATTCCAATTCATTTCCCAAGATTTAATATATTCAGAAGTTTCAATTCCTTTATTGTAATGAGGAGGATGATTTACCATATCATCTGAAGACTGTGTTAAGACTTTTTCAGCATTTTTTTCAAGATTTTTTCTAGTCACAATAGGCTTACCCCATAGTTCTGCAGGAACATCTTCTCTTATAGGATATACTTCAGATTCGGAATTTTTAGCTACATCTTCATGCTTATTTACAATATGCTCTGGTGGGGGTGCTATCCCCACTTTTCCTGCACCTCTACGAGCCATATAATCCCAATAAGGCTCTCTTTCAAGCGGTTTATTAGTCATTACACCATAGTTCTCTTGTTTACCATACATATAGGTTGTTTTAGACATTTACTACATCCTTAATTGCAGTTAATAATTTAAATAAATTTTCTTTTTTATTTAAATTTGTACCTTCAACTTGTATTTCAAGTAAATTTTCAAGATCTCGAAGCATAACTTTTACTGTTTGTCCTTTATCTGCTTCATCAATCTCTGGTTTCTCATATATTTTTAATTGAACAAGCTTACTTATAACACTACGATAACCTTTTCCAAAGTGTTTGGCAAGTTCATGTACATCTTTAATGCTATCTTTAGTATATAATGAAATTAATTCATTTTCCTGTTCGTCACTCCAAGCTTTAACGCTCATATTGTTCTCCAAACTCAAATTCTATTTGAGTAGTATATACAAATCTTTTACTAACTTCTGCTGCTGCTTCTTCTAGGAGAGGTAATAGAGAGCAAACTTCATCTGCTGGTAGTGCAAAACCACTCTTTGTAGGAAACCATTGTCCTGTGTCGCCGTCCATTGCATATTCTCTAATATGCAAGTATAGATTTTCTCTAAACTCATTAACGGTAACTTTGACAGCATTTCCATTATTTTTATGAAACGCAGTTCCAAAATCTTTATTCATTTATTTTGTTTCTACTGTTGTATCCGTTTCAGTAACAACCATTGTTGTTTTTTCACTAGTAGAAGAATCTTTACTGATTGATTTCCAACGAGTAATAGATTCATCTACTGCGGACCCTTTTAGGCCATTTACTTTTAGATAGTGTCTTAAGTCCCCTTCTAAATCAAATAACTTAAGTTTATCATCACTTATATTCATTTAAATACTCCTTTAATGTTGAGCCTTCAACTGGTTTATTAACATAATCTTTACCCATGATATATAGGTTTTCATTAGTGTTACTTAACTGACTCAACCATTCATTATAACATTTTTTAGCGCCTTGTAAACCTCTTAGATAATGGGCATTTACAGTATGAAAAGCATTACTCCACCAAATAAGTTGTGTCCCGCCTTTAGTAATTTTAGATGTAATCTTTTCTGGATTTTCACAAATATCACAATGTATATATGAATGTTGTAATGTTTTGTAATTATTCCAATGATTTTTTAAATTTTTCTCTGAACCCCATTGTTGAATCTCTAATTCCCATAAATCTTCATAACTTTGATTTTCAGTCATTGTTCCTGCTGTCTCATTAATTGAGTATTTTGATTTTGCCCATCTCAAAAAGTCTGGATAGTCTTCACCATCCCAAGAATTTATTATCATTTTTTTAAAAGCTAATGCTTGTTTACTATAATCATAAAAAGTTACTTTTGTATTATTAGTAAAATCAAAGGTATTAAGAATAACATTAGGTTTAAAAGCAGCAGCTACTGAATAAAGATGATCTATTGGTTTATCTAACTTTATATATTTTAAGTCTGAATACTTTTCTGTATTCCAAAAGAAAACGCAGGTTGGAGCATAAGTTACAATATTATTTATCCAAGAAAGCTGATAGTTTAATTCTGCAGCACTTTTATTTGGGTATACATACTGTTTTTGTTCTCTAATTTTAGGATGAAAATTATATACAGTTAATCCATTTTCTAAACTTTTATTTATAAAATTCCAACCATCTACTAAAGGAGTGCATGTTTCTGTCTCTTCTGTAGGTTTTAAAGATAAAGGAGTATAATCATCATGTATATTGTGAACATGTCGTTGTGCTTTTGATAACAACTCTTTATTCATACTTTTTTTATTACCATAAACAGGTTTATCAAATTTTTTATAATACTCTAAATTTACTAAAAGACATTGTTTATGAAGACCATAATAACCATGTCCTTCTGCATGTGCTGAGTTAGGATTTTGCTTATCCATTATATGCCCTGTAATAAAAAAATTATGTGTATCCATCCATTTTTCTATTAAACTAAAAAAATATGCTTCTTTTATTAGATGACCTATACACTGAATTAAACAGTATTTAACATTTTCTTTTAATGCTTTATCAAGTATTTCATTTACAGAAGTTCCTGATATTATATTACCAAAATATTTAAATCTAGTAAAAAACTCAGTTAATTCTTTTGATTTTTCAGCAGCGGTTGCATTAGGAATAACAAAAGAATCATCTAAAATACCAACTATATAATTTTTATTTAATCCCATTTTTCTGGTAACTGTATTCAACTAGTTGTTTCCATTTTTTATTTGATTTATAATTACCATGAACAATTATATGATAACGATCCTCTTTACTTTTATTATAGTAAGCATGGGTATTTCCTACATCAAGAACATATGCTTCTCCTTCATTAAAAGGAACTGTTCCATATTTTGCCATTTTCATAATACAACCAACAGGATGATTTAATGCTATATTTATAGGAGATAATTTATGTATTAGTGTATCTGTATGCGGAGCAATAAATCCATCTGGTTCTAATAACATAAATCGTACTCTATAATAATTATCACATGGATATATATTTTTAAAAAAATTAGTAGTTATTGGACATACAGTAGCAACGTCAGTCCACTTATAAGGTGTTTGTTCATTAGAATCATATCCATATGCTGTATAGTGATTAGTAAAATTAGCACGTATACCATGAATACATAAACTAGACCATCCTTTATGTTTATAACCATGAATTTGATCTTCAGCACGATGTTTTACAAAATACTTTTTAAGTGTTTTTGCTTCATTAAGCATTTCTTTATATGGAATATTAATTTCAAGTTTTAGCCAAGGAAGATTACTTTCCTTTAGAATCCAATTAAAATTAGTCATCCCACATATCAGCATCGAAACTAAAACTAGTTCCACATCCACAGCTTTGTTTAGCACCTGGATTTTCTACTATTAAAGATTTACCAAAACCATTTTGCGTAATATCAATTATAGATCCGTGCAAGTATTTTAAACTTGTAGCATCAATTATTGCTTTAGGTGCGTCACAAAAAGCAACATCATCTTCGTTGATTTTTGTATCTTCATCCATTAAGTAGTTAAACCCAGAACATCCACCACCTGTTACTCCAAAACGAAAAAAAGAATTTTCTTGTTCAAAATTATTTTGAATAAAAATTTTTGCTTTATTTGTAAGTTTCGGAAGTTCTCCTTGTACTTCTTCATTAATAGTAGGGGGATTAAAATGGAACTCTCTTAATATCTTCTGATCAAGAGATTCTTTTAGGTTGTGTATACTCTGAGACATTTTTAATTACCTCCTCGTATTTTTTACATACATTCTTCCATGTATTATCTAATTTAACATTTTTTATATCATCTATCAATTTATTTTTTTGATGATGATGATAAATTCCCATAATCTTATTTTTTACATCATCTATATGTGGTTCATTTATAAAAGTATGAGTACTCATTAAAGTAGTAGCATCACCTGGTTTAACTGCAAAATATTGTGGATCAGTAATATTAATAGGTTGCCCTTCTGTTACAAAACGTATCCCTACATCTTCAGGAATAAAATCATTATGTGGTCCTTTATCCGGTAAGAAAGGATAACAACCACAAGCTACTGCTTCTTGTATATGCATTCCAAAACCTTCTGCTCGATAGGGATGTATAACAAATGATGAATTTTTATATATACTAGCCATTTCTAAATCAGAAAGCTGTTCATCAATATAAATAATTTCTCCACACCCAGTTTTATGTTGTAGCTTAATAATTTCATTTAAAAGATTATTAACACCATAAACTTGAGGATTATCTTTAATAATTAATGCACAGTTATCATATCGTTTAATTGTGTCTTTCCATGCATTTAGTAAGATGTCTACACCTTTTCTCCATTGACCATTACCAACAAATACAAAATTATACTTATCTGGATTAATATTACCATAAGGTTTAACAGGAGTTTGGTTAAAAACAGTATCATCAAAACCATTTGGAACTACTACAATATTATCAGGGTTCATACCTCCGGTTAGAAAAACTTGTCTTTCATATTCTGAAGGTACGCATAGCATATCTGAAAATGTTTCAAACTTATACTGCCATTCAAAAGGTGCTTTAGGAAATTCCCAAGGTTGTATATAAATAACTTTTGTATCAGGACTAGTAGGCCAATTCCAAACAGGAGGATAGGAATGCCTTAATTGGATATCTATATTTATATCTTTAGATTCTTTATTTTCTAGTTTTCTAATAGCTTTTAGTGTATTTAATTCTAAATTACAATTAGTATTAGGCGCATCTAAAGGTGTAGCAATTATATTAAAATCTTTACAAGTATCCAAATGAATTAATAGTTGTCTATTAATAATGGATAGTGAATGATTGTCGTAAAATTTTCCTAAGATTTCTATATTTATCATTGGTATGCCTTGTGTGAAAATTGTTCGTAATAACTAGTCAACTCAGCTGTTTTAACAGGATATAAACAAGGCCATTGAGCTTCTCCAAGTCCTGATGTTTTAAAATTTTTAAGTTCTTGATAATTATCTAACGTAACTTTTTGCCATAGATCATAAAAAGGATCTTCTTCAACTATGTCTGAATGACCAATATTATGAATTTTTTTATGTAGATCTTCTTGTTCTCTGCACAAACTATAATGTAATGCTACCATAGGACTTAAAATTCTACCTAATCCTCCACTACTTTTATCTGTCCAACGAGCATAAGTAAACGTACTGTTTTTATGTGTTATAAATCCTTGATTTTCACCAAAGAATGGAGTACTATCCTCATTAGCAATAACTAATGTTGTATCATCAATTTCTTTATAAGGAGTTGCCCATGTCATACAAATATCATAGTTATTAAGATATGGAAGTGTCAAAGGTAAAAAATCAATAAAAAATTCTTTTGCTGCAAGTAAATTTTCATCAGCATCAACACTGACAATTATATCATGCTCACATTGTTCTTTAAGAAAATTTCTCTCATAATTATCATTTTCAATAGGAACATCACTCTTATGAAAATCTTCTTCTATAACAGATATTTTACCTTCTACATCAATATCTCCAAGAGCTTTCCAAATGTCTGTCTCATCAAAAGAAAAACTATTCTTGCTCCATGAAATTCTGTCCTTATCTAATCCAAGAATAATTTCATCTACATATTCATAATATGTTTTTATACTATTTGGCAGTAGATGAGCGTCGTAACTTAGTAAACTAATAGCGCTTTTTTTAGTCATTTTTTGCAAAAGCTTTCTTTCTAAATCCATATACAGCTATACCGCTGTAAAATCCAAAGTGATCTGCATTGCTTCCAGAAAGTCTTTGAAATTTAAATTCTGTAACTAATCGGTCGGAATATTGTTCTACTTTTTCTTCAAGTAAAGGAGCAATATCTTCATGTGAATAATTACTAAAAATTACTACACATTGACGAGCAAAACAATTAAATACTTTCTTAAAAAAATGATCATATATATCGGGTGTAATAGGATCAATATCCATATAAATAATATCAAATTTTGAATGATTAGACCATGCAACGTCTTGAAAATCAGATTCAATAATTTCTACATTATCAATATTACCATCTTCTATTAGACTGTATTTTGAAAAAATATCATACATATTAGATTTTAAATTAGGCCATCCTTCTTCCATATAAAAAGTCGGCTCTCTTTTATCATATTTAAAATTCTCTACACCAACTGCTTTTAATTTTTTATTACCATATAGAGCTGAAATAAGTGTAGAACCTCTATAAATACCTAATTCTAAATAACGAGTATTATCTTTTGAACATACGTTATTAATAAATGATTTTAATTTATAAGACGATTGTCCATATAATTCTCTCTCTGAATCTGATAGCTTTGATTTTTCTCCGTCTGCCATATTAAGGCAGGCTTTTACAAATTCTTCACTTAATTTTCCCATCATTTTCGCGTTCTCCTAAGTATAAATTGATCCATTAGATAAAAAGGCATTGTAAATAAAAGAATAAGAAGAGAAGTAAATATTATGCCCATAACAAAAGGAAATAAACATATTAACCAGAGTATAATACATATACTAGTAAAAAATCCAACTTTACTCTTTTCTTTTATATCTAATGCTTTTTCTAAATTTTCTTTGCTTATAAATAATTTATCAGTCATTAACTTTCTCGTCAAGAGTTTTGTAAAAGTCAGTATTTTCCCATTTCTTTTTAAGAGTTTCTAAGTTTCTCATCTCTGCCTTTATCTTGTTAGAGTCATTTCCTTTAATTATCTTATTATCTCTACTTTCAAAATGTAGAAGTCTTACAGGAATTTGATAAATTTTAAATCCTTCTTTTCTTGCAGTTAAACAATAATCTACATCTCTATTATATGTCCATTCATAACCTGCCGCAAAATTCCCTAGTTTATTAAATACTTTTCGCCTAATATAAATACCACCAAAAGTTGACCAAGCTACTTCTCGTACATGATCATATTGACCCGTATCTATTTCTAATTCTTCTTTAAATTTTCCTTTGGTTTCCATAGAAAGACCACTACCAAAATGATCTGGAATTCCGTCAGTAAATTTACCACCAGCAGATTGTATAAAGAAATTTTTATTTTCATCTTGAGCCGGGTATAGAAGTAAACAACCAAGCATACCTGCTTCTGGATACTTTTCTACATAGGATAAAACATCATTAAACCAATTATTATCTGTATCTTCTTCTACAGGAAACATATCTGCATGCATTATAAATATATCATCATTAGAAAATTTATTCCAAAGTTTTTGATACATCATATCTGAGCCTATCATTGCATTATCTTTTTCAAAATAAACAGGCAAATTCCAAACACGATTTTTTAATTGACTAATTTCATTCTCATTTATATAAGGACAAATTATTTTTACACTCATTTCCATTTTCCTAACCAAATTTCATTTTGTTTTGTTACCTCTGCGTATTTTCCTATTTGTTCTTTCCACCATTCAGGTTCTTTTACTGTTTGATGAAGATTATGATTTGAAAACTTTTTTGGAGGTGGAGTACTTGCATACTCATAAGCAATTGTAAAAGCAAATCTTTCACTTACTCTTTG